AAGAAGCGCCTGCGCGGAATAATTAGACAAGCTCATTATCTCGGATCCCTTATTCCAGTCACAACCACCGTGCCGGTTATGGTGCCTGATGATGGAAACAATTGAATTGCATCTGTTTTTTCGTTGGCCTGCCTAAACCCGCCCATGAGCTGTGCAGAAACGCTCACATTGTTTTGAATATAGGAAAACAGGCCAGTAAAGCGGGTGTACTTGGCTTCGTTTGCACCGTGAACATTCAGAATTCCACAAATCGAAGCCGCCGCGCCAGCATCTACCGCGCCCGTTAAATCAATTCGGTCGTCTGACACATCGGCGGAAGCGGAAAAACCTGCGTCATTCCCCCCGGCAACACACCACCTATAGTCCGACGCACCGCTATCAAACGACGCTTCGCCGTCTTCTCGCACCCTGATCTGCAATTCCGCCCCGTCAGTGTTCACCTGAACATTGCGCAATTCGATCTCAAATCTGTCGTAGGTGTCATTGTCCAGATCAATGGTTTGGGCCGTGTCCGCGCTCAACGTATATTTTGTGACCGCGTTCCGTGAGTTCAACGTGTCCGGGGATACCGCTTTCATCACGCCGTCTGTGGCATCGTACAAAAACAGCTTGTCCGCTGATGTGTCCAGGGCCGTGAGAACAGTCAGAAGATCAATCACCTTCAGCATATTCGGCAACGTCATCTTATTTGAAGCGCTGCTTTCTGACGTGTCGATCATTGCAAACAAGTCATCGAGCGCGATGGTCGTTTCCGCGGCCAGCTCCGAAAGGTCCAGCGTGACATTGGTGCCGTCGAAATTCAGGCCGACACTAAACACAGCGTCCAATATCTTCGCGCCGGTAACAGCGTCGTCAAGAATCTTCGCCGTGGTAATGCTATCTGCCAGTATATCGCTGGCCGTGGAACCCATGAACACGAACTGAGTGCCGTCATGGCCTATCAGGTAAAGACCGCCGTTTACTACCGTCCCGGCTGGCAACTGCGCTCCTGCACGGTCCAGAACGGCTACAGCGCCTATTGCGTTGGCATTGAGGGTGAAGTTGCCTGTGTTCGTGTCCGTCGCAAGCAAGAGAAACAATTGACCAGCCGCATATGCTACGTCCGTGAAGTTCGTGATTGTCGCCGTTGCCGCGTCTGCGGTGCCGGCCAATACCCCGCCGTAAACCGCTGAGAACGCTTCGTTGCGGTCAACAATTTTAATCTCCACAACGTTGGTGCCGTCACAGAACACATGACGCGCCTGTCCCTGGGGAATGACAATTCCTGAGCCTGCAGAGGTTTTGATTGTAAGGTCGAACGCGCCTGCGCAACCATTGTAGACAATCCAATGGTTTGCAATTGCCTCTACAATAACGCTCCGGTCAGCGGTAAGCGTGCCTGATGTGATTAGATAGGGCTGACGGCGCTGCGCTTGCGTCAACGTCACGTCTGCAACGGTGACTGTAAAGGCTGCTGAACCTGTTATGGCCGCAACAATGTTCACCCAATTAAGGTCTTGAACATTGCCCCATGTATTCGTGTTCGAGCCGTTCACTTGGTCTGTCGTTATCCCAAGTGCGGTTTCTACCGTGTCTGCCATAATATCACCTGGTGTAAAATTCGTACTGCGACGTGGATAGGGCCATATCGGAATCCCGGTTCGCCTGTTTGATCAGCGCAACGGTGTCGGCCTGCGCCGCCCGCATCTGCTTGTCGTCCTTGAGCCACTTGTAGGCATAGATTGACCATGCAGACTGCAGAAGGTCGGAATACTTGGTGGTTAGAATGTTGTCGTTGTTCGTGCCGGAAAGCCGTTCTGGCTCCGCGTAATGCCAAATTCTGTACGTGTATGCCTGATCGGCCTTCGTGTTCAGATAGATTTCATCGCGATTGTGCGTGTAAATGTTCGGGGGTCCAGGCTGCAGCGTGCCGTCTTCAGCAAATCCCAGGAGCTCTTCGAACAATCCCTGGTCCTTGAACACGAGCTTGGTTTGATTGTCGCCGGTCAACTGTGCCGATATGGGATCAAGGAATCTGTCGTCTGCTAGCGATATGGTGGTGGCGTCCAGGGCGATGGTGCCGGTCTTGAGGGTGCGCATGGGCATAACGCGCAATTCGCGAAAGATGAAGGCTTCTGCATAGTCGATCACGGTTGCTGACGGGATTTCAGCATGGTTCAGCCAATTACGAATTGACCCTTCCTCGTTTTTTGCTCCCGCCAGTACCGCAAAATTATCGCCCATGACTACTCCGCGCGCTCGAATTTGCCTTCATCGTTCTCGATGAGCTTCATTTCCTCACACAGAAGATTGATGGCGTCTGGCTTGTTTCCAGGCTGAACGCCGTAATGTGCGAGAATGGAAGCCCGAACAACAAACCACGGAGTGCTCACTTCGCCGTTGAGATACGCGAGAAAGTCAAAATTCTCGGGAATCTTGGCATACTTATTCGGGTCAAGCTGAACCTGACCACGCGAGTTCATGAGCTTCACTGTGGCCGCGTCGATGCCTCTCTTGGATAGCTCGGGCAAGTGCCTGAACTCCGCATCGTAGTATTCAACGCCCTGCTGCCACCGCGCGCCCTGCCAGAGCGGCGTGATGCCGGACGATGGCATTTCTTCCCGGAACGGCACCAAGTCGTCTTCCAGACTTGGCGCCGCTTCGAACTGTTCCTCATCGGTGTATGTGTCGGTCACTTGGTTCTCTCCTACTCTGTGGTTTTAGCCGCGCTGCTTGGCTGTAGCACCCGACAATGAGTGTGAAAGATCGCTCTCGCCGCCGCCGAAATTGGCACCGTGAATGCGTTCTTCACCAACAGGGCCAGTCTTGTTAGACGTGTCCTTGCCGTAGTCGGTCTGAATGGTCATGCCCTGCGCTTTTTCTCGGGTCCGACCGTGGTTTTTCTTGTCCATAGTATTGCCTTCCATTTTGGAAAAGGGGCCTTAGCAGGCCGGATGATCGCCTGAGGGCGAAACTTTAGCGGCGGAATGTACGCTTGCCCAATGGGGCCATGCGGTCATCCGTGCTGAGGCCGTCGCGGCCATGTCCTTCGTCGCGGTCAAGCACTTCATACCCATCATGAGCAAGAGAGCCTGTATCAGCGCGCTCGGGCACGCCGCGGTTCATATCGCCCTTGGGGTTTACTGTGTTCCTGTCTCGCACGGTATCAATCCTTTTTGTGAAAGAACCCAGGGCGCCGTAGCACCCTGGGCCTGTTCTACGTGATTACGCTACTGTACGTGCCGCGGGATCGGGTAATCCCAGGCAACGGTGACGGTGATGTAACCCTTACCAGCGGGAGTGCCGCCAGTGTTGGCCACAACCGTCACTTCAACCGGGGTACTCGCCGGCAATGACCGTGTGATGTAGTCCGCATCAATACATGAGCGGCCTACAGTGTCGGCCAGAGTGTCGAGGCCCATGTTCACGTAAGCGTCGGGGTCCGCGGCCGTGCCCAACTGAAGGAATGCTTCGGTTGTGACGGCATTGAACGTTTCCGAAGATGCAACATGAACGTCCATGATGAAACCCTTGCCTGCGCCCGTGGGCGGTTCAATGGAAAGGATTTCTGCAGCGTCAGCAAAGTCAATCTCACCGAAATTGTAGCTGACTGTTTGGGGGGTATCGTATGCCACTGTCTTGTTCTCCGATTATGCCGCCGAGTCCCACTTGACGATACGAGCGTTCGTTACGTCAGCGTGGATGATTTTGAAGCCGCCAAGGTAGTACCAAGCAACGCCCCGTGAGCGACCGTAATCGCCTGGGATTTTTGCACGGATTTCCTCGGGGACGCCAATCGCCTCGGTTACAGTGTCCGCCCCGAAGAAGAATGCCCACGAGCTCTTGGCATTATTCCACTCATCCGCAGTGCGCGTGTAAGCGTCAAATGTCGTAGTGTCGTTGGCGCCGCCTTCAGGAATGAAGTTCTGCTCAACGAAGCGAATGCCTTCATAGCGTCCGATTTCGCCGTGCATGATCAAGCCCAACCCGGTCTCCGTATAGTGATGGATGGCTTCCAGGTCGTCCTTGAACGGGCGATAGGTGGTCACTGACGAAATGCAGCAATAGTCATCGCCCATGTACGGGGGAATGTCCCTTGTCTTCATAACGTCGCTGATCGCTTTGACGTGATCAGCACCAAGTCCGATGTTGTTGGTAATCGCTGTCGTACCACCGGTAGAGAGCGTCACCGAGTCCGTGGAGTTGCCACCAGAAGGCGCAACACGCAACGGCGTGGCGTTAAACTCAAGGTATGAAACGATGTCGAAAAGCTTCCGGGCATCGTTCTTGAGCTGTTTGTCGATGATGGTCACGACATCCTGCTTGCCAAGATTGTCCAACTTTTTCGTGTACGGAACAGAGTTGCCGTACTCAGTGATGGTCATGCTGGCTTGCGTGATGGTGAAGTTTGTTTCTGGCATGGGAAGGTGCTCGAGAAGTTCCCGACCCTGGGTGCCAACATTGGAATACACATTCCAATTGAAGGTTTCACCACGGTGTAGGCCCTTCTGTGTGCCGTCTTCCGCATCACAGCATTGGCGAAACTTCGTCAACGGCTGCACGGTAGAGCGCAGAGTGTCAGAAAGTTCGTCGGAGTAGAGATATCCGCCTTCGGCTGCGGTTGCCCATACTTGCCCTGTCATTGTTTTTTCTCCGGGCTTGGGGTTATGCTACTGCCTGACCTCTTGACTTCCGCATGGCGTTCACGACTGAAGTACCTTTTGGCACCGTTGATGCAGGCGTAGATGCTTCTGCAGGCGGTCTATGGGGTCGAGCGCTCGGTTGCGCTGTCAGTTCTGCTTTCCGCTTAGAGCGGTCAACCGGAACAGGTTCAGCGCCTTTATTGCCTTGTCCTCGGCTCTCAATCCATGTTCGTGTGGCTTCTCCAGCCGCCCGATAGATTTCATCGTGCTGGCGCAAGCCTGGAATACCGTTCATTCGCATAACTTTGTGGGCTGCTACGATTTGAGCGGGGGATTCGAGAGTTGAGATTTGTTCCTCTGAAGCACCGGCAGACCTGAAGTCTTCGACCATTTCAACGTGACCGTTGCTTAGGGCGATTTGCTGCAAGTGAGGATCTTCAGCGATGTCCGAATATTCGGAAATGAACGTCTTCAAGGCGTTGGTCGTGGCTATCTCGTCGTTTCTTTCGAACTGACGCGCCTCTACCCGGCGAGTGATTTCGTCATCTGAAGACGGTTTTTGTCCCTGTTGAGCACTGGTGTAGAGCTCCTCAAGCACCTTGGCGCCATCATCTGAATCACCAACCTGTATTCTGTCCGCCCATTCCTTGAAGTTTGGCGTGGTGTTCGCCGCCTTCGGGTCTGGGATTCCTTCTACAGCCGGGGTTTCCTTACGATCTCGGTGGTTTCCCTGATCGCCTTCAACGGGAGCTTGCTGGTGTTGCATGCTCTCTGCTGTCACACGGGCATCACGGAGAATGCGCTTGGATTCTTCCAAACGCTCTTCGGCTGCCGCATTCATTTGATAAGCGTTGACACCACCGGCATCATCCACTTCGGCCTGGAGCACTTGGCGCTCTGCCCCGTTCACCTTGACGGTGACGTGTTGGGGAGTTGCCGGCTCTTCTACAGGCTCTTCAATCTGGGGTTCCGGGAGAGCAGCCGCCTCACCATAAATGGTCTCAGGGTCGCTCATGTCGGGAGCATCTTCGTGCTCCATGTACGGTTCGCGCTTGTAGTTCGCTACGATGTCCGCGCGCTTCTGGTCTGCGGGCGTCAGTTTGGGAGCTTCGGGTTCTTCTACAGGCGCGGGGTCTGGTTCCGGCTCGGATGCGACCACGGGAGCAGGGGCCTCATCATTCACAACGTCAACGGGCGTATCGTCCGCATCAGTCGGAGGAAGGGATGTCTTGCTCTCTAGGGTATCTGAGGTTAGCTGGTTCACTTACAGGGTCTCCGGGGTCCGATGTTTCACCATTCGGGAGACCTTCGTCAGCATATTGCTCGTTAAGCGTTTTGGATATGCTATCCATGCCATCGAGCGCTTCTTGTAGCCACACCACCATCCATTGATACGTCTTAATCTGGAACTGTGCGGCCTGGGCTTCTTTGAGCCCTTGTTCCGTAGATAAATCAACTGCTATCAGTTCGTCAAGTCCTCTGCAATATTCAGCGCGCGCTTTGTTCAGAATGAAACGGCACCCGCTATCAAGGTTTTCACGGTCCGTAATGGCCAGATTATACATGGTGTATAGCTGGTTTAAACGGCGGAAACCCTCAGGATCGTGCTCAACATTGCTGGTCGCCTCGTCTATGAGATTTACAAAGAGTTCATCATCCATCATTGGCTGGTGCGCCTGCTTTTTGCATCGTTTCAACAAGGTGCTGATTATGCGCAGTATTGGCATCTTCTGTGCCGCGCAAGTTCTCTAGCTCTTGTTCCAGCAACCTTGTAGCGCTTTTGATTCGCTCAAGTTCAATTTTATTGTCTCTATCCGCAGTTTGATCGGCAACCTGCTTCTCGAGCTCTTGAATTCTGGCCTGAGCCTGCTGAATTATTTGGTCTGTTTTCTGGAATTCACCAAAGAACCGCTCGGAGTTCTTGAAGCCTGCAGCACTAAATATCTCCTCGATAAATGTCTGCTTATTCATGGCTATCTTGGCTTCCTCTCCAAGCAGCTCGATAACCAAACGTGTGGCAATCGCCAGCTTCTCAAGGCGTTTCATTGGATTATGTGAGCCGGTGCCAATGTTGACGCGCAGCTTGATAGGCGCGGTCATCATGGTTTCAGTCACAAGGTACGTCTGCCCCTGCTGAAACACCTCTGCAGACTGGCCGGCAAGCGCAATGAATTCCATATCGTCTTCGTAATACGCTTCCAGGGCCATGAGTTGCCGCAATGTGGGCTCAACCCATGATTCAATCCATACCCGGTCATCAAACTCAGCAACGGAGTTTGCAGCGCCACTCATCATTTCCATGCCGCCTACAGTCTCGTTCAGGTTCCTGTTGTTCTGCACGGTGCCTGTAGAGAACGCACCAGACAAATCATCAAAATCCACATCAATACGGTCCATTTGCGCAAAGACGGTGCCATCAATGCCTGGTACTTTCTCCCAGGTCACGTCATTCATGTCGTCAACCTGGATCACGGAATCAGACGAACGGTTCTGCACCTGGGCCATATCAACCCTGCTGCCGCGCTTCACCTTCGTAACCGGGCTCATGGCCTGCTTCAGAACGTCCAGCCCAATGTTTGTGATGTCGTTCGCTTCATTCTGAAGCGGTTGCCAGCTCTCAACAGGCGATTGCGGGCTTGGCTTGTGGGCTTCCAGCTCTCCATATCCAAGAGTGCAGGGGCGTTGACCGCCGAAAGCCGGATATGCCTCTTCAACCGTTAGCGGCTCGGAAAGCATAACCTCGGTTCCAATGGTCCAATACACATAGTCGATGCCATCATAGCGAATGAAGTTTTCATGCACCCACACATCGAAGAACTCATTGACGGTGTTATAGGTGTTGTCCTTGCGGTCATGGCCGCGGCCTTCTCGTGCGCGACGTGTAGCGGCGGTTTCCTGCGCGTCAACGCCGCGCTTGATCACGGCGTCCGTTAGCTCAATCCATTTGACGGGTCCGCGCTTGTCGATGTTGGCCTTCATCATGGTCCGAACAGCGCCAACAGACATGGAATGTTTCAAAATTAGATAATTGCTCTTCTGTATCTGATCGACCCAGGGTGCGGATGGGTCTCTGACCACCTGTTCAGGGGGATAGAGCTCAGACCAGGGACGGTCCTTTTTGACTTTCCCCTCTTCTATAACAACCTCTTCTTCGTACTCTTCGCCCGTTTCCGGGTCCATGTACGTGACCATTTCCGTTTTGTCGGGGCTCTTCTCGTACTCCCAATGCTGCTTTGATATGCAGATGCCGGTAATCATTGCGTCCTGCTTGGCACCAAGCGAAATGAAGAACCACGGAATGCCGTACCGTGTCTCTGACCGGTCCAGGCGCATATTCAGCAATTGGTGCTGCAGTTTGGCCGACATTGCGTTTTCAGGGTCTTTGGTATTTTGTGGCGTCACCTGAACCACGTCCTCGGTCGCGAACAGCGCTGTAGCGGCTGCGGCAAGCCCTGCACGTACACGGGAGCGGGTTTTCGGCCTGAATAGGCGTGAGCGGCCCTTGTATCGCTTGGTCCCGTACTTCGAGCCCTCGAAATGCTTTGACTGGAATGCTCTATAGTTCTGGGTCCACTGCGTTGTCAGCGTCCCTTCCTGGAAGGTCTCACCGTCTCGAGTGGCCTGCCGTGCAAGTTCCAGCCAGCTCGGTTCCTCCGGCACGACTGAAGTACCACCACTGCCTTCTTCGCGGCCATCGTCGGCCTTGGCGCGGGTGAAGTCTGCACTCACAGCCTTGTTATTCGCAGTGTCCCACTGTTCAACTACAGCCATTGTTTTCGCCTTTTCGAGGTATTTTATTCAAATGCTATTCTGGCAACGGGCCTTTGCGAGGGCCGATTGGTGCGTAGGTTTTCATTGCGTGGACATAATGAGAGACATCGAAGCCTGCACGGGGCAATCGAAAGCGCTCCAGGAGGGCGCCTGCCTGTCGGACAACATGCTTCATGCTTGGATCGTGGAATAGATCAGACAGCCTGACATTGGCAGACCATGCGGTAAACGCTGGGAGCATAATTTTGGCTATTCCATCCTTTGATGAAACAGCAACCGCCCACGGGTGGCCTTTGTAGTGTAGCGCCAGAACAGCATAGATGTTCTTGGCTATGGCCATGTCTGCTACGTGGTGCGGGTCGCGTTCTTCCGGTAGAAGGTTTTCCCGTACATATGTTTCGGCAGGTACGGCGTATGCGCGTGATGCCTCACTGCGGAGGATCAGGTTGAGCGGCTTCATCGGTCTGGTTTTCCTTTGGTGGTTGGCTCTTAATGGCCTGGGTTAACCGAGTGAGTACGAGTTGTTGTTCGACGGAAATGGGACCATAGATGGCGTTCAACACGGCCATTGCATCGGGGAGAATCTGGCCGCTCATTACGCGACCGTCTTTCATGACGGCGACAACGACAAGCCCTGCAATCTCTCCATTGTCGGCAAGCTTCTTGATCGAGTCAGCCAGCGCGGAATACGGGTTCATCTGAGGAAGGGCGGCTTCGTTCACGAAAGGCTTTCCGTCTGTTCCAATAATCTTGCTCATAGTGGGTTCCTCTGTTCAGTATTTCACAAAGATAGAGATGTCTGCAGGCCAGCCTTGCATTTCATCGTGATACATTGCCAACTCTGCCGGCAGCACGTAAATGTGCCGCCCGTCTCTCTTGTTGGTTCGCACTCTGTGCCCCAAATGTTGCATGGATGCAAGAGTGGCTATTCCGTTGTGGTGTAAGCTCCTCTGTTTTGGTAGCGGCCCCGGAACTTTCTTTTTTCGCTGAATTCGTATTCTACCGGGTTCTTGTCTTCCGTGCTGTACTCCGGGTCGGCCTTCAACACTTCCGCTCTCAGGTTGGTCCTTTTGACTCCTGACATAATCAATGTTCTCCTTCTTGATCCGAGGCAACAGCAAGGGCTTGTCGGTCTTTGCCCACATCAATGTTCTGTGAATTTCAGCCTTGGTGACGCCCCACTCTTCAGCCAGCCAGCCATTTGAACACCCGCGTTCCTTGGCTATGAGGATTCCGTGCGCCATGTCCCGCCTGGGCAGGTGCATTATGTGCATTACACCCGCGGTGGCCATGACCATGTTCCTTTCAGGGGGTGCGGAACTATATTGCTGACCGGAATATCTTCGTAATACTCCTGGATATCCATTTCCTGCATCCAGCGTGGTTCGCCGTCAAGAAAGAGCCGCAAATTCACCAGTGTGGATTTTGGGCCATGAACATGCGTGATGATTGCAGGGCATACGGGGTACTTCGCCGCCATGTTGTGCTCGTCCGGTAGCCCGAAGAGCACAATTCGTCCTATTGATGGTTGTTGCACTGGTTCCGCCTCTATGCGTCGGGGTGGCTGATAATCTCCGGTGTGTGCTTTTCGAACACAACCGGCCTCAATGGTTCCATATCGTATATCCGAGACGCTGCGTCTACCAAGTCTTTCTTTTGGGAGAATGGAAAGAACAGGAGCTCCTCGAAGAATGCCCGTGTCAAATCATAGGCTCTGTCTTCCTCATCTTTGCGTCGTATGGGTCTTGCAATGCGGTGTTCTTCCTCCTGGAACCGCATGACTTTTTCAATGTTCGTCGTGTCCCGTGCCGCCTTGTAGACCACTTCCTGCTGGCCTTCGCTGACGCTCCATGAAGATCTGCCACCGTGGTCGGTAGACCAGACGAATGCTGGCACAAAAAAGTTGCCTTCTTCCAGGTCCGGGACCAACCGGCCCACACGGTCTGTCTTTGATTCGTTACCATCGCGGGTCCAGTTCAGTTCCTTGATGTCGAAATACACGGGGTCTTCACCCTTATCTTCGAGCATCTTCTCCCTGAAATACTCCTCATCGGCTTGCAGGCTATAGCGCTCCCATCCCACCTTGACCACCTGAATACCGGGCATGTTTATCCATTTCCGATATAGCGTTTTGAGTGCCGCCCACTTCTCTGTGAGGTTCATGCGGTGCCTGTATCCATCGAGCAGGTATTTGTTGCCGTTGGTATCAATGCCGATAGCCACAATGGCCGTGCGGTCTGAATCTTTCTTCTTCGAGCTTGCCGGGTCGCCCATGATGTAGACGTTGAGAATTGCGGGCCTCACATCGTAGGATTTCAACCAAGAAGCCTGGAACATGCGCTCTAGGCCCTCTGAGGGGTTCTGTAGCATCTGAGCAGAGAATGTGGACGCCTGGTCCCTCATGACCTCCTTCAAGCGCTCTCTCGTCATGAATACCGGCACGCCGTCCTTCTTGCCGTTAAGGGTGGCGGCGTGAATGCGAGGCTTGAGGCTCTTCCGCTCTATGAGAGTCCCATAGCTGTCCGCGAACGAATATCGTGTACCTGAGTGCCACTTTCTCGAACCCTCGGGCTTGCCCAGGTTATCGCTCAACTCCCAGTGCTCTGTGGTCTTGTTGATCTGTTCAGCGTTGCTCACGCTCTTTTTGGTTACAACATCATCATACAGAAGCAAGGCGTAGTGTCGTGATGTCGGCTGACCGTCGATCAGGCCCCATGCTTCGACGGTCTGCTCTTTCGGATTGCTCTTGCGCTTGACCGTGATGCCTTCATCTTCAGACCATGACGGCGCTTCCACTTTCGGTAAAAGCCAAAGCACGTCCGGGTGCATCTGGATCAACTCTTGATTGGTTTCGAACTCGCGTTTTATCTGCTTCAGGAAGGCCCTGGCTATTGGCTTCGTGTGAGAGAATATCGCAATGGTGATTTCAGGGCTGCGCAATATCTCCTGAATGGCGCCGGCAAATGTGATAATGGTGCTGTTGTGTGTTGGGATCGCCTGCTCGCCGGTTAAATACAACCCATCATCAGCGTCAACCTGGATGCATGAGCAAGGAACACTCTCACATCGCTCAACACTCACAAAGGCATGCCGTTCAGATCTGTGTCGCCGTAAACCCTTCGCCTTTTTCGCTTTTCGAGATATATGAAAAGGGTTCATTTCTGGCCGCGCTTGAAACGAAATCTGCCAGTATGGATATGGCTCGCCCTTGTATTCTCCGACCATCCTGCGTCTTCCGGGTTTCAAGCCAAGAGAAACGCACAATCGAAACACATCATTGACCAATCTCTCATTTGTGTTGACAAATGTGGCTGTTCCTCGGTCGTCGCAATGGCCATCTGTATCCATAATGCCTTGGAGCAATGCCAAGCGCTGCCGTATTGATGCAAGTTGATAGGGTTCAGGAATGTGTTTGTTTCTCAACAAATCAAGACCACGAAAAATACGTGTCATCCCAAGGAGTGTGTGCGAGCGAAAATTATCTATCTCTCTGGCACAATTTTTCCCTAGTTCGTACAGTCCTTCGATGCGAAGCCATAGATCTTCATCCATGCAAGAGATATGCGCATTTGCTGATGTGCCATCTCCTAACCATGCACCAAGAACATACGGATCAATACTTAGATCACTATCGGGCAGATCGAACGCTTGAGAAACCGGGGTACTCGGTAGGACGTGGCTCTTGTAGCGAGCAGCATTCGCTACAGCCTCGGCTAATTCTCGCGTGTTCATCACCACACGTTTTCGTTTCTCGCGATTGTTGCTGTAGGGAGATAAGCGAGCCCTTGAGTGAACATCAACGGTCCATAGGTGGTCTTGATCAACGACAACGCTCTCGCCCTTGTCAAAGCTCACTCGATAGCACGGCCTGCCTTCGTAGGTGGGAGATCTTGCTATTACCCGTACAGGAGCACCGTCTATACCGAAAACCTCATCACCGGGCTTTAAATCGCCATGCAGCCGCATTCCATGCGGGGTCGGGGTAAGTGTTTGATTGCATTCAGCTTTGTAATGATAGCGGGCCCATAAATCCAAGTACCCATCTGGGTCTGCCTCCACCTCCCTGCAGCGGTCATACAGCCACGGGTGCAGAGCGTCCGGGCGCTTCAGGGATTGAGTGAGCAGGAAATAGCGGTCATTGCAGTTCAGGAGCGCGTGATCTTCTTCGCGCGGGTTCCGGTCCAGGAAGTCTTCATAGAATTCCAGGCACTCATCGTAGTCGAGATAAGGAAGCTCTTCCTTTATGAATTTTGCCAGCCCGTAGTTTCCGGGTCGCAAATATCTCTCGCCGTGCAGCGCCATAGCTTCCTGTGGGTCATCGGTTCCTCTTTAGGCATTCCCGGCGCTGCACGAGGAACCACTTCTTACAACGCCGGGATGCCCTGACCGGTACGTGCGTACACGCGCCAATCGAATCACAACATCGGTGCAAAGGGTGTTTCGCGTCAAGTAGGTAGGGGAATGGTGAGGCGGTGAGAACCCCTGCGGCTAGGCCAACGCTCGGAATGTTCTCACCGGCCCCTGCGTCCCGGATAAAAGCATAACACCGGTCTCAGGACGCAGCCTTGCAGCTGAAATCGTCCTAACCGATACCCTTTGGAGTGTCAAAGAGAAACGGCGGCAATGCTCCTGAACATCACCGCCGCCCTGGCCTCCCTCTCGGCTGGCGTTATTCTTTGTCGTCGCGCACTGTTTTCAAAATATCAACGACGCGATTGGCGGCTCTGATTCCATCGAACTCATCTGCGGCCCACCGCATCTTACATGAATTCCCAGCGCCCCTCCAACCTACAGCCCAATACCAAAACCCCTCTGATTTCTCGAACACCTTCGCATATATATCACCGTCGCGGAGTTCCCATAGTTTGTTGGTCCCATCTACATCCAGAGAGTAATACCACTCTG